CCCAGCGATAGCAGATTTCGGATGCTCCCTGTCAATGATTTCGTTCGCATATCGACCTTCCCGGTCGAGCATCAGCTTCGGGAGGTTGCCTGCCAGAGCAGACCCGGTGTTGCGGATGAAGGTCCCAAACGGGGTGTTGGCATTCGCCGCTCGTTCCTGCTCATCAGCAGTCAGCGGGATCTGAGCCATTGGGATAGTTGTGTGAGCAAATCCCTTATTATAGGAATCCACCCAAGCGCCCCAAGAATCCGCTGGCGCAGTTGGGTCCGGGGTGAAGCCATACTCCTTCAACAACCCGGTATACATCTGTTGGTAATCTTCAACCTTCACCGATCCCGGTGGGTGGGCTTGCAGCCAAGCGTCATACTTCGCCTGCATCTCTTCCGGAATAGGGACGGATTTGAACTTCTCAGCGGGCTTGACCTCCGGGGCATTTTCCTGCCCCCAGATGTTGTTGAAGTTTTGCTTCGAGGCCTCGTTGACGCCGTAGAGCTCAGGCAGCTGCTGCTCCAGTTCCGTTAAGGCCGCTTGTGCCTTAACATCTGCCGGCCCAGCACGAGCTCGAGCCTGCCCGATATAGACCTTGAGCTTGTGCATCTTCAGCTCTCGGGTCGAAGCTTCATCCCCCATTGCTGGAATGATCGTGCTGGCAATGCGCTTGACCTGATCCTCAGGAGCTGCTGCACCAGTGGAGAGGTAGATCGCGGACTCGACAGCGGTTTTTTGGGCGGTGTCTGCTGCCTGACGATCGGCCGACTGTGCATAGGCCACAAAGTCTGGATCGTTGTTCGTGAGCCACTTGACGCCCTTCTCGGTCCAACCGGGTTGCAGCGCTTCAGGGTTTTTCTTGGCAACACGCTTGAGTGTTGCAAGGCTGTCCCCGAGCATGACGGTGTGGCCAGCGGCCATGTCTTGGCTGGCTGTGGTCTCAACTCCGCCGTTTTCTTCTGCGGCTTTCTTGTCACGGTCAGCTTTTTCTTTCGCAATTCGTATGCGTTCCCGCTCAATGCGAATACCTTCTTCTGCGCGAGCATCTTGGTTCGCGTCGAAGACGGTCTGCTGAACCGTCCGAGCCTCGGTTGCGGCCTTCGCCGGAGCCTTACGAATAGGCACAGTCTTCGCCCCCGGGAGAGGTTGCGGCTGCGTTGGAAGCTGGTTATTGGGGCGGAACTCCGCCCAAGGATCTTGTGCCATTAGGGAACAACTCCAGGAGTGCCATCAGGGAGGAGGATTGGAGTGCCGGAAGGAAGCTGGCGGGCCTCTTGTGGAGAGGAGACTTGGATCTTAATCCCGTTGTCCTGCATCCATTTGAGGAAAGCGCCCTTGCCGTTCGGACCCATGCTTTGAGCCACACGGGCGGCGTCGGTGCCAGAGATGGCACCAGCTTGCTTGGCCGACTGCAGCATCGGAGCAGCTTGATCCGCCGACATTGGAGCGTGCATTGGGGCCGGACCCTGAGGATTAAGTGGCGGAAGTTCGCTCCCCGGCATCCGGTCAGTCACCTGCATATTCGGCAGGGTCTGCATCAGCGGGCTGGAGTCGATGCTGCCGTTGGACATACCTTGGGCGTAGATATAAGGAGCATTCATGGAGAAACTGCCATCGGCATTGCGCAGAACCGGCTTGTTCGGATCGTTCTCGTATTTACCGACAGCGTCACCCTGCGGCATAATCGTGCCGTTGAACTTGGTGAGCTTCTGCCGATCTTTCAACGCCGCGCCATAAGCCTCTTGATAAGGCTTAACCTCATTCTGCAGCATGGGATCAGGCCCATACTTCTCCGTCAATTGCTGCGGCGTCATGGTCTTGGCGTCTTCAAAGAAGGCCGCTCGCCGGTTAGTGTAGTCTTCCTGCACCCGGCCAGATAGATCTACTTCCATCTTGTCGGCCTTCCGCTCGGCTTTATGCCCAACCCAAGTCTGAGCAAGGTGCCCAAGCACCTGCGCCCAAGACGTCATATTGCTTTCCGGGGCCAGGCCCAAAGACAGCATTCGCTCAGCCAATCGCCGCTTTTGGGCAATCGACTGCTGCTCAGTTTCATACCCCGTGGGGATATTGATCTTGGCCATCTGGACATTGGGAGCAGTGACGGGCATTAGAGAGCTCCGTAGTTGACAGTGTGGAAGCCATTGATCGTCGGGCCGAGAGCTTCGGGCTTGATCTTCAGGACTTCGTCAGCCATGACACCAACCTGTCGCGGACCACCCCAGATGTAGTTGTAGACATACACCCCGAGCCCACTGGCCAGCCGCCCGATCCTCTTGATCTTGGTTTTCAGTCTCCTGTCAGACCAGTGGCTAATCGCCGCACTGCCCAATGAGGCAATCCCACCGAGCAATCCACCCGAGGCTTGAAGCTGCGCCTGATACCGCTGCAACGCCGACTGATACTGATCGCTCGTGGCTTGGTAAATCGGCGCCGCTCCGATATTGCTTCCAGCTGTCGCATTCCCAAACGTCGGCATGGAGACCTGGTTCCCCGACCGGAGGGCATTGAGCATGTTAAGCGGCTGGTTGTTGAAATAATCCGCTTCCTGGATCGCTTGCTGTCGGGCTTGATTGTTAAACTGCCCACCAGCCAGACCAGCTCGGAACTGAGCATCCTGTGCTCGGTTCGTCGCATCCATGCTGGCCAGACCTTGACTAAATTCCTGCCCTTGAGCTTGGTTATGGAAGTTCCCTTGTGCCATGGCTTCATTCGTGCCCTGTTGCCGAATGCCCATAGCGTTGTTGAAGAGATTCTGTTGCTGCTGATCCCCGGCCAACAGCGCGGCAATCCGCTGATCATTCTGCCCGCGGTTCAGAGCGTCAACGTCGTATTTCCAAGCCTCGGAGCCAGAGGTAATCCCCTGGTTCGCGAGCTTGGTATCCATCGACTGCCGCTGCTGGTCGAGGTAGGGCTTCAGCCGCTGCATGTAGGCTTCAGTGATTTGATCCCGCTGGCCTTGGAAATCCTCAGCCCGAGGCATGGCACCAGCGCCGCTGAAGTCATAATTCGACTGGATTGGTTGGGTTGCCGCCAGCCCGGTCTGATAACTTGGAGTTCCGAGATTGAAAGTCAGGCCCGGCAGTCGCGATTGGTCGATCGGGTTGCGGGAAGCCTGGTCGACATAGCCAATCCCACGCGAGGCCAGGTCATTCAACGCCCCACTGATCTGGGTGTTCTGATCATACAGCCGTTGCTGCTCAGGGCTCAGAGTCGTTGTAGCTGTCGTTCGCGGAATGACCCGCCCGGTCTGGGGGTCAGTATACCCACCTGCATAGTCGTAGGTATAATTCAGCGAGCCGTTCGGTCCGACCTGGTTCGCTTGGTTCAGGAAGTTCGTCGCAATAGCCGAGTTGACATTCGCCTGGCCTTGCTGATTAGCAGCCGCGGCGTAGTCAGGTGCTGGCGGCGGAGAGGGTTTGCCCATTAGTTATCTCCGAAATTCAAGCTAGCAAATTCACCGAAATAAGCTTTTGCGGCTTTATCATAAGCTTTAGCTGCACTGAGCTCGTCGGGGAATCTTCCAAGATATTTTTTGCTCTTTTTGACTCTAATTCTAACTTCCCAGCATTTTCGGGAATTACACCAAGATACGCCAAGATACTGTGAAGAAGAGTTTTTAGCCGAACGCCGGTTCCTGGAATTATCGGATCGTGTTGCTGGGCGCAAATTTTGTCTAGTGTTATCTAGACCTTCATGATTTCTATGGTCAACAACCAAGGGAGAGATGTTAAGTAAAAAGGCTCCCATTTCTACCTGTCGGCGAGTGCCGTCAACAGTAACCATACGGACAGCATAGTCCGTATGTGGGGCTTCTTTAACATACCAAGAAAACTGATTCAGGTATTCAAAATCACTCTCATCAACGAGAGCGGCTTTACCTTTTGTCAGTGGTATTAATTTGGCCACGATAGCGGTTCCCTAGTGCAAGCCAACGACACTGTTCTCGTGTCATGGTGTAGACCAAAAGATCCCCGCTGGGGGCACAGTTCTTGAGGGTCGCCTCAAGATGGAAGCCAAGATGCTCGTCGAGCCGGCGGGCTTCCAGATTATCGGACTCGACAAGTCCGAGGATTTTGTTCACTCCAAGCTGTTCGAAGGGGTAGTAGAAACAGAACCACAGGAACTCCCTGTTCATCCATTTCCGCCCTACGCCCGACAAATGGCCTAGAACACTTGCTCCGTTACAGCTTTCATAAAGACATGCCGCAACTGGTCCTACGTTGTCTTCCCACAGTCCAATGGTTGATCCGCGTCCAGGTATCCATTTCCCTCCAATCCGATCCATCAGCCAAGGGCCGAAAATGTCATCATGGTTGGTTATGATCCGCTTCACAAGATCCCCGCCGGTCGATGGGCAAAGTCGGTTGAGGTCCATGCGAACGTAGATACACTGGTGGAGATTTGCAATCTAAAAGAATGCAGATAGCCCAATTCGCAAGGAATAGTCAGCCAGCGAGGTTCCATGACAGAAGTTCCGCTGTTCCAGAGTCCACTATCCCACAGACTGGAGTTCCAAACAGCTGCGCTTGAAACCGGAGCGTAATTGATAAGTGTCTGTCCGGCAAAAGTCCGAAAGTCAGCATCCATAGCCATGACGACCTGAGCTTCTCCGGATAGGGAGTAATTCGGCCGGGCAAGGGCAATGGCTTTCTGCCGCTTCAGCCCGAGATAGGAATATGCCTGAATAACTGTCCCGACAATCGGTGATCCAGCATCGCTGAACCCTGTCCAGGCTTTGCTAACCGTCGTTCCACCAGCGTAGTAAATGTCGTCCCCGAGAACAGCCCAACAACTGGCATTCCAATCTGTGAACCGGCACCAGGCTTTGGTGATCGTATTCATAACGAACTGATAAGCCAACGTATCGTTGCTTACCGGGACGTTAACGATCAGCAAATTCGCGGTCTTGTGCATGGCCATTTGCCAGCCAGTATTCGTCCCATAAGTCGTCGCGGCGTCGAGGAAGGCTCCGTCGATTTGGTAGCTAACCCCTTGTGTTCGATCGAGAAGAGTGGACTGAGCCAGCTTTGAAATCGGGATCAGGCCATTTTTGCTGAGATAGAGCAGATCCCCACCGTAGTCGAGTAGTGGGCGATTGCCTAGTGGTCTCGGGGCATCAAAAACCCCGACCAAGGCCCAGGTGGCTGAGCTCGCCGGGTCAGTGCCTTGATAGATGGCAATCTCACCATTAGAAGTCACGATGACGAACAGATCATTCATGCCGCTGCCGCTGTCCACGGTCCAGCTACCAATGGCTGTGACCGAGCCCCCACGCTTGAACAGCGCACCGACAGGGAATTTCACAGCCGCACCGGCGATGGACTCTGTTGGTAGATACCAGAGACTCATCGAGGAGTTTTCGACGAACCAAAGCCGCTTCTGATGCGCCGTGACGTAGAAGAGGTTTGCCGGCACAGCAACGGTGATTGCGGGCACAGCCCAGGCAGCCCCGTCGTAGGATTTAACACCATCTGACCCATTCGCAAGGATCAGAAAGTTCCCGCCCGGAGTGACGAAGTTGACGTGCGACCACTGCCCATTCGTGCAAGCAACGACCGCTGCACCAATAACCCCACCACCAGTGACATCATAAATCCCGGCGTTGGTCGAGGCAAAGAGCTTCGACGTCGAGCCTCCATTGTAGGACAGCAGCGTCTTGATATTCGCTGGAGCTCCAGTCGCCCACTTAACCCGGCCTTTCCGGAGCTGAACATCTTGCACCCCAGGAAAGACGTTGTCCATCTGGATCGCGTCGGTGAACTTCATGTTCGCCAAGTTCCCCCGGGCATTCCAGCCACCATACGGAGCTGGATGCGAATAGGGAATAGCGTCAGCCTCACTCCGAGGTTGCGGCCGTGAGCCTGCCCGGCGATGGATAGTTGGCAATCCGCGCATCAGGTCATCCAATTGCCAGAGGGAACGAAGACCCCGGGCTTGATCGAAGGCTGCTGCGGCTCGGCGACATTAACCCGACGTTTGACCTTGTCCCGAGCGATGTAGTTGTTGAGCAGGTTGTAATACTGTGTCTGATCTTCTTGGTAAGGAAGACCTTTGATATGCTTCCACCGGAAAGCCAAACCCCGCTTGAGGATATTCTCCGGGAAGGCAAAGATGTCATCGTCCGCGGTGATTGCTGCTTTCGGAACTCCAGCCGAGCTCCGCACGCACCAGCTGCTGGCGTACTCAAAAGCAATCTTGCTCAGCGGAGCTGTCGGTGCCGGGTTGATCAGCAAATGGTCTCCGCGAATACGGAACTTGTAAAACGGACCGGGGTTCGGGAGGGCCTTGATCTGCTGCCATTCTGTCTCGTCCAGCGGGCCGTAGAGTGGCCGACGAAGTGTCCGGTCGAAAAACGTCTCGAAGTATGCGAAGGAATATCCACTCGGAGCAAGGGTCTGCAGCGCCCCCTGATCCTCAGCCGCAATCACCGTAAACACCGTCTCCAGGGTAATGACATTAAACTTCGACTCATTCACCATCTCGTCGAGGAGCTCGCTGAGTATCCCCAGCAACTGCTGCACCCCCGTGTCCGTGCTGCTCACCACGCTCGACGGCACGTTCAAGGCATGGACGCGACAATGGCTTTGAATGACTGACAGCACGGACATAGGGACGATCCTTACTTGGTTTCAGCGGATTTCCGCAAGGTCTTATTCTCGGCTTCGAGAGTCTTGAGCTGCTCCTCGCGGTCCTTGTCCCGGGCCAAGAGCTCGTCGACCTTTTGCCGTAGGCTTTCCAGCTCCGCGGAGGTTTTGCCGACATCAGTCGAAGCATCGAGATAGGCCTGAGCCTTGGCTTTCAACGCCCGACCACCCATGCCCATGCGAGAGATGGCTTCTTCGGTCGCTTCAGCCACCTGCTCCACAGTCCGCATATTGAGGTCGAGGAGCATCTTGTGCTGCGCGGGGCTGATCCCAGGCCAGCTGCCCACCGGGATGCCGTTTTCGGGGACTTCGCGCGTCTCGCACCAGTGTTTGTAGGCCGACCTGTAAGCATCGAGCCAAGCCTGTGGAAACCTCTCCTGCCGAACAGCTTCTTCCAGATCGGTCAGCCAATCCGTCGCGATCTTTTCAATCCGATCTTTTGTCCCAGCAGGGGTGATAATGGCGTAGTGAACGTCTTTGACCGAGTAGTGTCCGAGCTCGATCGTAGCTGCACGGTCTTCCACCGCACGCTCTTCGAAGATTACATAGGGGGGTTTGGCGTCTTGGGACATAGTAACCTCGTTGGCAGGGGTTGAAGAAAACCCCCGGGCAGAAGGGGAGGGACCGCCCGGGGGTATCAGCGTTTGCTTAGGTGATAGCACCCTGGGCAAACGGCCGATCAATATGCGCGACGTTGTAGAAGACCGTCGCGTTGTTGTAGGTCGCAGTGACTGTGCCGTTGACAGCTGCGGTCGTGTTCGCCGACAGCGTGACGGTGGTGCCGTCAGGGCTGATGTCGGTGACAGTCGTACCCGCCGCGATACCGGTGCCGCTGAGGTAAACCCCGCAGAACCAACCGTCAGCACCGCTGATCCGCAGCTGGTTCGAACCGGAGTTAGCCACGCAGTTGGCCTTGGCGACGGTCGTCGAACCCGGGGCGATGATGCGGGCGTTGAGGACCTGCTTACCCGCAGAGTTCGCGCCACCCTGGCCGGCGGCAGCAATCCCGAAGGTCGTGTCGGCGGCGACGGAAGCCTGACAGTTCACCGGAACAACACCGGCATTGGCCACCCAGCCGAACTGTCCGCTCGTCATTGCCGTCAGGGCAACGTAAAGCGGACGACCAAGGTTTGCCATATTCGGGACTTCAGTCGCATCCCAACGCCAGCGGCCGCTGACCAGGGTTGGGGTGAGAACGACAAGCCCGTTCTGGCGGATCGCGCCGTTCGCTCGGACGTAAACGGCTTCGAGTGAACCCCAATAGGGATCTTCGAACAGGGTAGTGAACCCAGGAGCCATGCGCTCCGTGGTATCGGGAAGGCCGAAGCCGGCAACCTGCTGGTAGCCGATGGGGCCTGAGACGCTTGCATAAGGCATTTTGATTTCCTTTCAAACTCCCGGGGATAATAAAACGATTATCCCCGGGAAGATAGTCCGATCGACTTAGGCCTTCGCCACAGCCTGCAGACGACGATTGGTGCAGATCATGTTGCCCATCCAGAGCACGGGGATAACCGTCGCGTCCTGGTTGTAGGGCTTCATGTCATCCTGAACTGACAGGTTCGCGTCTTTGTGGACGACGAGCTCCAGATAGTCAGTGTTCAGGAAATACATGTGCGCCGACGGGATGCCGCTGCCACCGTCGAAGATGACATCGGCGTTCTTGTATTTCAGGCTGGTGAAACCGCCAGAGACATCATCCGCCGAGGTGTAGCGCTTGATGCTGACCTGGCTGGACTCGTAGAACGAGAACCAGTCGTTCGACGAGATGATGACGTCCGGCTTGTCATCGCCACGGACCTGGTTCAACCACAGCGGGAGCATGATGCTGCCCTCGATGGTCGTTGCAGAGACCGTGACCGCGCCACCACCCTGGAGCGGAGCCGCTGCCGACTGCACCGCGTTCTGCCAGAAGGGCCAGGCCGACGAGTCGATCCCGCCGATGGTCCCGGTGCCGGCATCAGCCACGAGAGCCTGAAGCCCACCGATCTGGTTCGGAAGCGTCCCATCGGCGTAGAGGTCGTAGCTGAAGTTGTTCTTGAACGTCCGCATGGCGTTCTTGATCCGGGCCTTGGCAAGCTTGACGATCGCATTCCCGCCGGAGTTGGTGCGGAGTTCAAGCCCCGAAGCAACGACGTTGAGAGCGATCTGACGCCACTGATATTCCGCCGCGGTGATCACGTCGGACTGCTGGATGTTCAGAACATCGTAGCCGGAGTAGCGCTGATAGGTCCCGTTCGAGTTGTAGTCAAGCGGCTGGGCAATGGTCAGACCGCCGTCTTCGAGACGGATCTGACCCTTGGTTGCAATGCGGTTGTAAAGCGCATTATGGCGCGAGATGTTGTCCTTGACGTCCTTGGCGTGGTTCCGCCAGGTCGTTGCCACCAATTCGGTGAAGGTTGAGCTAGGAGTAGCCATTGTTCAAATCCTTGATTAAGCCCGAGAGGCAATCTGGGCCATGGTTTCAGCGAGAGTGTCGTCGATCGAGCCGACAGGAACCGTTCCGTTCCGTGACTTCGGATCAAGCGACAGATGGTCAGCCGTAGACCGGGCAAGCTTGTCTTTCCGAGCCTGCTCTTCGGCAGCAGCGGTTGTCGACTTGAGGGCTGTCAGCCGGTCGATTTCCTTCTGCCGAGTAGTCGGGTTCAGATAAATGGCCTTGTCGTAAGCGTCTTGGAGGTTGGTGGCCTGTCCGGCGTCAAAGAGCTTGATGATGTCTTCCACCAGCTCATTGAAATACGGATGGTCGGGACTCTGAGCCATCGACGAGATTTCGTTGTCGATGTGCTGCTGAGCAGCTCCCAGATCCTGCTGTTGGCGGGACTGGTGGGCGTTCTTGAGTTCGCTGATTTCCCGTTCGAGGGCAGCGACTCGGGGATCGACAGGTTCGAGGACCTTGTCGCCCATGTGGTTGATGAGCTGGCCGAAGTCGATTCCATAACCGCTAATCATATTCGCGGCGAGTTCGAGCTTCTGCTCAGGTGTTCCGCGGCTGAGGATGTAATGGTTCGCAGCGAAAGACTGGAACATCTGAACCGGGTCGATGTTCTCGGCTTGGAGGATCGGAGCGTAAGGGGTCACGACCTGGGAATAGCGATCCCCGATCTCAGCGCGTTCCTTGTATTGAGAAATCCCCCGGAAGTAATCCTCTTCACGTTTGAGGACTTCCTGCTGTGCTCGAGGGGTCAGTGTAGCCCATTCGGCGAGGGCTTCCTTGGACCAGGTCTTCGGTGCACCGGTGTCCTGCACCGCTTCGGTGTTCTCAGCCGCGGGCTCCTTGCCTTCCACAGCGGGTTGCTGGGGTGGATCAGCCGCAGCAGCGCTCGGATCGCTGGCCGCCAGGTCCACCCCAGCGTCAGCCCCCTTGACCCCGGCATCGCCGCCTTCTCCCCCCTGCCGAAAGAGATCGGCGGAGATGTCAGCAAGAGCTGTTTCGGTGTCGAAGTCAGGCTGACTTTCGGTGGTGGGAGTTTCGATGTCTTTGGGCATGGGCAGGGTCCTTAGATGGGCGGCGTTGACCGGTCGACGGAAAGATCCAAGCCTCCATTGACCAGCTCGTTATGGAGCTGTTCCTTTTTGTCCGAGGAGAAGGCTTCGAACTCTCTTTCCACGTGGTCCTCGATTATCTTGTCGAGCTTGGCATCGTCTTGTGCCCGACGGGTAGCTGCGGCTTCGGTTTCACCCGTTTCCAGAACGCGACAGCCGTGTTTGGCCAGATTGTTCCGGTGGGCGTGCGCCGAGCCGATGTAATCCCCGGTGACTGGACAGGTGTAGTCTGTCTGATCCACCGAGAACATGGGGGCAGAAATGAGACGTTTTGCCGGAGCGGAGCAAGCGCAAATTTGAGGCTCTGAGAACTTTTCGAGAGGGACGAAACGTTCGAAGCGGTGGGAGGTGGCAGAGCACTGGAAGTCGTAGAGGGGCATCAAGCAGGTTCCTTTTCAGCTTTTTCCGAGGCAGCGGATTGGGTGGCGATTTGTTCCAGCTTTTGCCTATGCTGAGCTTCCTGAATGCGGAGCTTTTGGTCCGCCGCCCGCATCTGGAGATTGAGCTCCCGCTCTCGGAGTTGAAGCTCCATTTGTGCGATCTGGGCTTCGAGCTCCATGAGCTTGACTTTTTGCTGAAACTCCATCTGGGACAGCTGCATATCGAGCTGAGTTTGTTGGGCCTTAGCCTGAGCTTCGATCTTTGCCGTCTCGGCCTTTATCTGCATTGCCGGATCAGGCCCGGCGGCTTGCGGAGCCTTCATGGCTTGGATTGCATCTTCCAAGTGCATGCCGAAGTTATACCGCCGGCTAATGGTCAGGAGCATTTCCTTGGCGATTTCGAAAGGCATGGTGCCGTCTTTGACCAGTGGCCCGAGACCGTTGAGGAACTGGGACAAGGCGTTGAGGAGCTCGGCGATGTCTTGCTTGTCTTGGGCAGCTTCTGCGTCGATCGTGGAGTTTGTCTCGATGTCAGTCTTGTAGTGGACGGCGACGGAATTCTGCATCAGGCCGTAGATCGCCTCCCACGAAGGCTGCTGCAGCATGTTGAGGATTTCCGGCGGGACTTCGGGGGCAGGAGGTGGGGCGGGAGGTTGCTGCTGCATCGGCGGGCCTCCCGGAGGGGCCTGCATCGGAGGCTGTTGCTGGGCCGCCATTTGCGCCTGCATCTGTTGCTGTTGCAGCCCCATTTGCACCTGCTGCTTCTCAGCCTCCGTCATATATGGCGCGCCGGTCATCTGCTTGAACGTGTCCATTTCAAACCGGTTGCAGGCAATTTCCAGCATGATGGCCAGAGCATCGCGGCAGTAGCGTTGGACTTCCTTCTGCATCCGCTTGAGCCGCAGAGACCCCCACTGGTTCTTGATGTTCTGAGCCGTGGCGGTTTCGGAAGCAACCGAGGCCCCGCGGAGAATGTCACTGATGCCAGTGATTTCGTAGATGACTTGCTTGATCCCCTCACGCTGTTGGTAGAGGGACTGAGCAGTGGCCGCAAGCTCTTGGATCGGCACCACCCACAGGAGCTTATCCATCCCGGTGCCGTCAGGCATAGACTGGACATTCTCGACCGGGACCATTTCGTTGTCTTCCGCGTTGAGCATCTTTTCAATGCCTTCGACAGCGGAGTTATACGCCCCCCGGAAGCGGATGGCTTTGATGATGGCTTTGAGCCGCAGGGTGATTGTGTTGAGCTCCTGGGCCTGCTGCTTGTAGTGCATGTAAAGTGGCGTTGGGACCAAGGTCGTGACCTTGCGCATGAAGTTCAGTGGCTTCGGGATCGGGAAGAAATTGAGCAACCCGAGAGGGTCTTCCGCCATGCGAAGCGGGCCTTTAGTATGACAGGCTGAGAAGAAATAGACCTTCCTTGTCCGCTTGTCCCAGACCTCGTAGACCTTGGCGAGCTTGACACCTTTGAGCTGGTCCTTCGGCTCGGGCTCTTTCGAGTCGTCGGAAAGATCCATCATGTTGCGGAAATCGACAGCAACATCGGGGAAATTGCTCCGGATTTCTGCTTCCGTCATGTCCCATTCGAAGCCGATCCAAGGGACCTTTTTCCAAGTCCGGGCATAGCCGTGGAAGAACTTGTCCCAGCGAACGGCTTCGCCATAGACGCATTCTGACATCGGGCCTTCCTGGCCAACGAACTTGAACCGGGTCAAGCCGCGGTTGGTGAGAAGCCCATCGAGGACAGCGGGCTGCATCAGATCGTCGAAGCCGTCGTAATTCGCGCTTTCCGTGTCGATAAGGTATTTCAACGACCGGGTGGAAACATCAGCCACGGCCTTGCCGAGGGGGTCAGAGTCCTTATACCGGCGCTGAACGACAGGGACTGGCCGGGCGTTGTAAACCGCTGGGGCCAGAACCTCGACATTCGAGTAGAGAATCGCAAAGGGCGTGTCATCCGGGTTCTTGGCCTCGTAGAGGTCCACGCACATCTGCCCTGTCTGCCGGTATTTCTTCTCGCGTTCAAGGGCGTTTTGGATTTCCGACATCCAAGATTTATAGAGCCCTTCGAGCTTTTTCTCGGAGATCTGAGCCTCAGCCATAGAGAAGTTCCTTTTGAATGCGTTCGCGGCGGTTTCTGTCCACGAGTTGGTTGAAAGTCATCTGCCCGGGGAGTTGCGGAAGCTGCAAGCCGATGGGCGGTTGAATGAGCTTAGGTTTCCATGGCCGCGACATGCAAGCATAACGGACTTCATCTGCCACGTGGTCCTCGCCGTCAGTGTCGAGGTCTTCGGGGTTCTTTTCGTCGTGCTGAAGTGTCGGCATTGTGCGCCAGAAGTCTTCGCACTCGTGAGCAGCGTAGAGCATCGGGACGTTGACGATGGTTTCCTGACCCTCAATCTCTTTGACTACTTGCTCCCCGACGATCCTTTGCCGGACAGCTTCCCAGCCAGGTAGTCGCTTATTGTCCGCGCGCCGCCACCGACACTGAGCCATAGACTCAGCAATAGAAGGCCCCCCGTTGCGAATAAAGATAGCAGGATCAGCAACTGCGAAACGAATCCGGTCACCGGCTTCAAATTCGAGGATTTGTTTGGCGACAAGGTCGGCGGTTGAGCCAAGGCCTTTGTTGATGCCTGAGGCGCCATACCACTCGCGGTAGCGGAAGATGGCTCCGAATGGGAGCGGGTTGTCTTTGGGCCAGGTGCCGTCGCAGATCGCCCACCAGCCGACTGAGAAAGGCTTCGCAGAACCCCAGTCAAAGGAACGGAAGCAGATAGTTGAAGGCGGGGCCCATCGGAGGAGGTCTGCAGGCCGACCGTGTAGCTGCTCGTCGAGCTCGGTGAAGTAAGCTCCGTCGACGATGTCCCAGTTTCCTTCGAGCCAGGCTTTGACGAGAGCTTCGGAGCCAGACTGACGGAGACGCAAGACGTAAGTAGGATCATTCCGGAGAAGGAGCATATTATCGCCGAGCTTCGACGGAATGAAAACACGCTCGAGCTCGACAGTCTGGGTGACGCCGTCAATTTCAACATCGCAGGACTCCTTGACGATTTTGTAACCAGCTGGATCTGGGTCGATATAACGCTTTTTTACCCAGTTGTGTCCGGGGCCCCCAGGATTGCCAGTAAGCCGCATAGCAACAGGCACGCCAGCGCCACTTCTGAGCGTCGCACGGAGCTTGTCGATAGGCCCGGGGGAAGGGAAGTTCGTGACTTCCTCGACGTAGACGCGGGTGTAGTTGTGGCCTTGGTATTCTTCGGCATCGGAATCTCTTTCAAGGTAGACGAACTTAAGCCGAGCGCCACCGGGCATGAGCCATTCGGCTTTCTGCTCGTTGTATTTGGCCCCGATCTTGGGGAAGAGTTGCTTGGTCCGAGCGATGACCTCAGCGAGCTGTTTGAATTTCCGTCGGACGAAGATGCCGACGGCGTTTTCACCGTAAGTGGCAGCGTGCTGGAGCCAGTCGCCGATTGAGGATTCAGTCTTGCCCCCGCCACGAGCTCCGCCGTAGAAGACTTCGAAAACCGGACACTGGAGAAGGGCGGTTTGAGGGCCTTCTTGGGGTGACCAGATGACGGTTTGGGGCTGGGACATGGGTTAGACTAAGCCATTAAAAAGCTTCGGCGGGCCTTTTCGATATGAGCGGGCTAAGCGGACCTGTTTCATGCGGAAGAGGAACTTTTCTCGAGAATTGATGACAGTTGGAGTGCCAGCCTCAATCAATTCAATGCGAAGGGCTTCCGGAAGGGCCCTCATGGCCTTGGCTGCAGCAGATTTGTCTGAGCTGTTCACGAGTTAGCCCTCAAGTACCGGTCCGCCAGAGTGGGCTTTCGCCCACTCGGAAGAGCTGTCAATTTTCGGAGGTAGTTGCACGACGAAGTTGTTTTGAACCGTCGCGCCTTGGGAGTTTCGAGCCCCGAAGCCAAGGGCCTTGGTTGAGATGTCAAGGGCCTTGAGAGCGAGATCGACGTTTTTGCTGCTTTCGAGCTTTTCCGCGATGACTTGGAGCGACTGGTCAGCCAGGCCACGGAGGCGCTCTTCAACCGTGGCGATTAGAAAAGGGTCGGTGACATCATCCCGGCGCTTGGCAAGAGCAGCTTGGAAAGCATCAGAGCCGATGACGATGGAAATCCAGGACTGGCTGCGGTTGAAGCGTTTCGCGAGGTCGCCTTGGGAAATCGTCGGCTCGGCAAGGATGACGTCGATCATGGCTTCGTGGGAGTAGCGGACGCGCTGGAGACGGTTGCCAGAGAAATCCTCCCCCTGCTTGTAGCCTTTGTCCGCAGCGATGCCTTGGTATTTCTCGTGAGAAGCCGGGAGGTAGATGTGGTTCGCGCGGGCTTGGGCGACAGAGGGATCTTCCGTCGAGCCGGTGGGCGGGAAGATGGTTGAAGCGTCGAATTGTGGGCCCGCCGACCTGGCTTCCCCAGGGATTGGGATTTCCTCAGCAATCTTCTCGTAGTCAATCATGGCAGGTTCCTCGTGATTGCCCTGACGATGGCGGCTGGCGGGCCGTTTGTCAATGGGCTTTCCCCCGGCCTGATCGAATGCCTTTCTTCCCGGGGATTATCATCTCCAAATTCCCGGGAATTATCCCGATTTGCTGAATTTTTGGGAGTATTGGCAGGGGACATTGGAAAGGGGACATGCACGGGGACAGGGATATAGCCTAAACACCTCCCTTAGCTACCCCCGCCTTCGGGTCAGCCACCCCCCGGTCGAGCATGGGGAGGGGAAGAGGGGGAGCAATGAGTAAAGGGATTGTGGAGCGGGTGGCTGGGGAGAGACGGGCTAGGGCCGAGAGGCAACGGGCTGCGGGCATGGTCGGGGGTAGGGGACAGCGGCAATGGGACGCGCGGATGCCGGGGAGACCGGGGAGGTCGTCGGAGAGGTGTGGAGTTACTATGGTCAATCATTCCCCATTGGATAGTTGCACAGGGGGACGAGGGCAGCAGGTGGTTATGCAACTCTGCCCATTCCCCTCTCCATCTCCTTCTGTCCCCAGACTCTCCGAATGGTCGGATAACAATCGTTCAAGAGATCTATTTTTTTTGTAATAAAATTATGCTCTGAGGGATGGGAGAGACTAGCGGAGAGGGCAGGGGGGATGAGGACTAGGTGAGAGTTCCCCCGGGAGAGGGGACGGGGAATGATTGGACATAGTAACTCGGAGCCTCTCCGAGCACCCATCCGGCCACCCCTAGGGGAGCGGAGCGGGGGGCAATGGGACGGGGAGCGGGGGAGCGGTGGGCCAATGGGCCAAATTTGGCACGGAAACCGGGGCTAGGGCGAGAAGAGGGGCGCGGGGCGGGGATAGTAGCGGAAATGGGGCAACGCGCTCTACGGGCCGTTTCCGGGGCAAATCCGGGGAACGATAGCACAAACAAAAAGCCCCAGCACAATGGCCGGGGCTAGTTAGGGGGGAGAGAGGCTGGGCTAGAGGTTAGACCGGCAACGGGGCGGTCATGATAGCAATGGCGAGGATCACGATTAGCCAGAGGCAACCAATCGCAACGGCATTGGCTTCACGGTTGGCCCGGTGGATCGCGGCTAACCGTTCGCGGTGACGGTTAGGATAGCGGTTGGAGAGGGGCTGACGCATGGTAATAACTCCAAAGCTAAATCGGGCGGGACAGCCGAAACCGTCCCGCCCGATTGATTGATCCAATTACAGCCCAAGCTCACCGAGCAGTGCCGCGCTATCGACAGCCTTGGCCGCCGTTGCGCCACGTTCCGACTTCATGCGCTCGATGATCGCCGCGATTTCGGGAACGTTGCGAAGGGCCAATTGTCCGGCCCGGTCCTTTGCATCATAGACCGCACGAAGCTCGGCTTCGGTAATGGTCTTTTTCGCGGCGGTTGCCTTGGCCGTGGCCCATTCGGCAAATGCCCGGAAAATGATCCCGGCGACAGGCCCGGCACCTTCACCTGCCCGCTTGGACCAGTCACCTTCGAGCAATCGCGTTGCCACGGATTGCATGGCTTCGAGCTTGGTCTTCGCGGCGTCGGTCGGATCAACCGGCAGGTCAGCCTTGGCAATCGCGGCGGCGTCGGAGATTTTTTGCACAATGCCATGCACCATTGCACGAGCGCGGACATCTTCCGAGAGAGCCGAGAGGCTAACCACAAATTCCCCGGCATTGGCCACGGTGAAGGTCAGCTCGCCATTGTCATTGCTAACCGAGATGATCGAATTTTTCTTTGCCATGTTACTATTCCTTTTCAGGTCGTCCTATCGGGGACCATTCCCCGGGGACAATCCCCCCCTCTATAGCCATCTGGCCGATTGTCGCATGAAAAAAATTTACCGGTCTGTCGGATAGCCCAGCCTCTATCCCCGCTCCTCTCTATCGGCCCGCCGATGTCCTCGCCCAGGCTCTCTCCCCCCGGTCAAATCGGCTATCCACTTGCCCCGTTTTCTCGCTTCTACCCTCATATCTGATTTGAAGTAGCCAAAACTCAGCGGACAATATCCCCGGGGATAATGACTTGATTATCCCCGGGGAAGTCCCTTTAGAAAAGACTTGCTGTAATTCCCGGGTATTAGGCATAGTGCTCTTAGTAACAACTGGAGATTTACTATGACACTTCCAATGCCTTTTCCAGATGAATACAGCAATAAGCGTTTCTGGCAAAAAGTTAATATCCAAGGTCCCGAAGATTGTTGGGAATGGCTTAGCAGCTTTAGTGGAGGTTACGGTATTATGATCGTGGCTGGTAGAAGGCTAAGAGCCTCAAGAATAGTTCTTTTTGGGGCTCTTGGGCAAAATGAGCTATTAGCCCTCCATCGTTGTGACAACCCTGCCTGCGTGAACCCAAATCACCTATTCGCTGGAACGCATAAGGAGAACTCTCAAGATATGGCTGTTAAGGGCCGGGCCAGGAAATCCGAAAAATATTACAACACTTTGGACACAACTGCTATGTTTCAAGAGCTGGAAATTTTCTAAACGGCATTATATACTTCGCGCCTGCCCGCGTGCGCGCGTAGCAAAATTCCTCGGATGGTCAATCCCCCATCACTCGCTGAGAGGGGACTTTATTCCATTCAGCGACCATTAGGGGGTTGATCGGAATTATCCGTTGATCCATCGTTCCCTCGGGGCAATCAAGCCCTCTTTGCAAAGGAACTACCAATGGCCAAGACCGAAGTCGAAACCGAAGTCGTCGAAGAAGTCGCTGCGGCGGAAGCCACTGCCGAAGTCGTGGATTACACCACCGTCCCTGGCACCCATGTCCTCAGCACTGACGGCCAGCTCCTCGGCACCTATGCTGACGCCGAAGCCGCTCAGGCCTTCATCGACGGGCATGTGACGCCGCAGGGCCTGACCGCCACGATCGTCGAAGGCCCGGCGGCCGAGTGATCGCATCTGACCCGGGGGAAGGACGGCTCTCCCGGGTCACTTTTCAAGGGGAGGTACTTTAATGACCATCCAACGCTCTTACGGCGAGGTTGAGTTCCACTGCGATGGAACCGGCTGCCACGAAGTCTTCGAAACCGAGACAAGGGATTGGGAAACTGCCCTAGAGCTCTATCGGGCCTCTGACTGGACAACCCGGCGGGTGGGTGAGGACTTTCTCCACATCTGCCCCGACTGCCTCCAAGCCGAAGCTCCGATCCTATGACCGGCAGGACCGAGCGCGTCTCCCGCGAACATCGGATTTACCTTGCCGTCTGGCGCAAGGCCTTCACTGATCAGCCGAAGATCATCAAGCTCAAGGCCTCGAGCTTCTCCGCTGCTCTTGTCATGCGGACAGGGCTTTATCGCGCTATCCGACCCTACCGCTTCGGTGAGCTCCATGATGAGGAGCTGTTCCAAGCCGCTGAGGGCTTCGTCGTCTCGGTGGTTAAGCTCAAGAACCCCAAGGCCCAGCACGAGGTCGTTCTCAAGCCCCGAGCGACGCTGACTGAACTCGAAGCCGAGCTCGAAGCTCTCGGGATCACAGAAGCCGATCTAGCCCTGCCGGAAGAGATCGAACTCCACGGAAAGCTGGTGGAACTCCTGCCCACCAGCACGAACCAAACAACCAAGCAACCAATCGGGAATAAATTCTACAACCGCCAGGAGGACTAGCCATGACTTGGACGAACCAAGACTTTCGAGCCTATCCGGCTAAGTGCTTCTCTCTCCATCGAGAAGCCGCGATCAAGCCCCATGTCCCGATCAACCTCGGGGCTTGGAAGTCCCAAGCTGCCGCGGATACCGAAGTCCTACTCTTCCGTAAATTCCGCTTCCTCGTCCGATCAAACCCGGGGGTTGATCTTTCCCTAGACAAGCTCTTCTCCGAAAACAACTTCCGAACCCGGAGATTCGTCAATGCCCTTGGGGATTGGTCTGTCACCCTAACTGCCCGACCGAACTTTGACACCGAGCTTCTCAGGCTTAATCCCGACCTAGCCCGGTTGCTCCCCGAGGGGTGTCAATAGAAAAAATTTCCGCCTCAGACCACGATGCCTATTGACCCGGGCCACCGTCCTAATCCATATCTGTCCGTGGCAACCGGGAAACACTCTTCCCACCAATCCCTGCCACGAAAGGAATTTCCAATGACCGAAGTCTCCACTGCCCCCAAGACCGAAAAGATCCCTGTCACCATGACTGACGGCCGGGTGGTCGAATTCAACAAGAAGCAGAAGCTCGTCAAGACCTCGACCTTCGACAATGGCGTTGTCACCACCCGCCTGGACTTCGTCAACGGTGAAACCCGGGATTTCACTGTCCCCGAGAGCCTCGTCCTCCGCTTCGCCGCTCATGGCGTCGAGCAGAAGCTCGGCGATGCGATCGCGGGTGAAAGCGACATGGGCGATGCCGTCCTCTCGGTCGATGACCTGATCAAGCGCCTCGAAGCCGGCGAATGGAACATCACCCGTGCGGCTGGTGGTTTTGCCGGAACCTCGATCCTGATCCAGGCGCTGGTCGAAGCCTCGGGCAAGCCGGTGGAAGACATCAAGGGCTTCCTGGCCAACAAGACCCAGGCCGAGAAGCTGGCCCTCCGCCGTTCGGACAAGCTCCGTCCGATCATCGAGCGGCTGGAAGCAGCCAAGGCCTCGAAGTCGAAGTCGACTGTCGACACCGGCGCGCTGCTCGGCGAACTCGGTCTGGGCGATGCCCCGGCCAAGGGCAAGAAGGACGCCGAAGGCTAACCCTTTCCCTCCCCCAGCGGGCAACTCCCCTCCCGCCCGCTGAAACGATCCCCCAGCAGCGCCATGCTGCTGGGGGATTTTCTTTGGCCGTTCGCTGTGGACGGGAATTGACAATTCCCGGGGATAATGGTTTTATTATCCCCGGCGATTATGCCAAGTGGAGGGAACCACTGATGAAAAAGCAACTAACCAAGCTCCCCGTCCGACCGATCAGGGAGATAACTAAGGACATCGAAGCCGATATTGCCGCAGGGAATTGGTCCCGCTCGGCCTCGGCTTACGCCCGGCCGTATCTCAGAGCTATGAAAGAGCTCGGCTCGGTCTCCGACAAGTATCTTCTCGATTCCGGTCGCAGCGTCGTGCTGTATTTCCTCTCTAACGCCAGCACCTGGCGCGGGGATGTCGCCAGAAAGATCAAGAACGAACTGCGGAGTATCTTGGCATGAACCTCAAGGACTTCAACCTCGATGGGACAGAAGCAACCAAGCTCCTCGAAATCGACAGCCTAGTCCACTACGGACTTCCCCGCGATCGGGCTGAGAAGCTCGTCGGTCAGCTCTATGACCTTATCGACGGACCTTGGCAGGACATCCTCACGCCGCTGGCAGACAGTGTGCAGGACGATGACGTGGCACTGCTCTCTACGTTCTTTGTCTCGTTTGTTTATTCCTGGGCTCAGGATCGGGCTCTCGTGGCTTCTCTAGTCCAGAACCGGATACTCGACAAGGTTCGCAGGGAGAACGGTCATGGATGATTTCTTCGCCGAGCTCGAAGCCGAAATTGCCAAGTCTGTCAAATCCGATCAGCTGAAAAAGGATCGCGATGCCCTGAGAAAGCGCGCGAACACCATGACGCTGTCGGCTGAGACAAGAGCCCGAGCGGCTGAGGAATACCGCCAGATCAACGCGGTGCTTGCAGCTCAGGAATATCAAGCCATCAAGACAGTGGCGCTGTTCACTGAACAAACCTGCGACGGTTGTGGCTCAGTCCATCGGATCTTTCTCCAATACATGGAGCTGCAGCAGCTGGTCCGCCGACCCTCGACCCAGCAATGGGTTCGGGTTACTGCCCCGAAGCCCGAAGCTGTCCTCCCCCGGGAGACACTTCTCCAGCCCATGACCACACATCTATGCGCGAACTGCTGTGAGGATCACGGGTTCGCGCTGCTGACGGCAAATAGGCTGCCGTCGAGAAAGGACACGCTTGTCCCGTCGTTTACTTATGAGCAAGCGGATATCAACGCAGCAGAAGCTGCCTAACCGAGGATCATCCCAATGGCTAGAACTGCCAAAATCGACCGGCCCAGGCCGACAGAAATCCAGCTCCCAGCTTCGATCCGGGCCAAGATCGACTCGGAGCTTTATTCAGAAATCGAAGGCCGGGTGCCGCATGGTGCCCTGTCCGAGCTCTTTGTGGGTCTGGCGGCGGATTGGCTTAAGGCTCGGGGGGTTGTCGTATGAGCAAGCCGGACTTCATCGTCCAGCCCCAGCGTTCCGACGGTCGAGGCTTCGTCCCTTGTGAGCTTCACCGGGCGACCAACTTCGCCGTCATCCGGGTTGAGAACTTCACCCGAAAGGGCCGGCGTTTCACAGCTTCTCGGACTATTGCACGCTTCGCGACGAAGAGCCAAGCCGAGGGGCTGGCTGAGAGCAACCGGAAGCTCCATACCCCAACAGCGAAGCATTTAATTAGGAAGCTTGGGCAGAGGATTGTAAAACCATGACCGACCTGGCACAACAGATCAAAGCACTGGCTGAGAAGGCGACGGTTGAGGCTGGGGAGGTGTGGACCGAAGCTTATGAAGCCGCGATGCTCGATAAATACGCAATACACATGCAATCGTCGAAGGCCGCAACCGCCATAATCTCCGCCGCTATCACCGCAGCAGAACAGCGCGGGGCGGAGAGGGAGCGGGGGAAGGTGGTGGCTTGGATCAAAGCCGAAAACGAGCTTTGTGACTGCTACGCCCACAGCGCAGGTGAATGTGCCTGTGGGGCTTGGTATGGCAACAAAAGTTGGCCGTTTGATCGCTTCGCCGACGCAATCGAAACAGGAGCGCATGATGTTTGAGACAGTTAGCCTTAAGGCTTGCCGGAAATGCGGCTGCGACAAAGCTGACACCGATATGCGGCGCAAATACTGGTTCGCTGAGTGCTTGCACTGCGGCTATCACACCGAAGCGGCGGATACCGAAGCCCAAGCAATCACCGCATGGAACGCTCGCGCATCCGAAGCACATACTCTGCGTGTGGCTGAGGCTGTGAGGGCAGCTTGTGCAGCGGTTGCCTATACCGAATGTGCCAAGACCCGCCATGTGACTTTGGGTGAAAAAGCAGAACAAGCCATCCGCGCCCTCGATATTGGGCGGATTATTGAGGAGGTGGGGCGTGACTAACCTGATCGAACAAGCGAAGGCGATGGCTGAGAGGCTGGAGAATTTCAGCGCGGGGCCTGCCGCCAGATTAACTGGCGTTTCAATCGGCACGGAAACTTTCAGCTTTGTCGAATACGCCGCCCTTATCCGCCAACTCATTGCACAAATTGAAAGGACCTCTTAACCATGTGTCATCTCGTCTCTTGGCTCGAACCCCCAGCCAAAACCTCCGCCGGGCTTAACCTCCCACAGATGAAGGTCTTCCCCGACATCGAAGAGGCCAAGCCCTTTGCCGAAATCCTTCTCCTCTCCGGCTGCACGGAAGTGCAAGTCTGGAAGCGGGTTCTCAATCCGACTGTCATTCAAAGCGTGAAATGGAATTAACCCTTGGGCGATAAGCCCACCAATCCGAAAGGAAGTTAAATGCGTGAACTTAAAAACGACGGCGATCAAGACTACGTAGATTGCCCGAAGTGTGCTGCTGGCCGTATCTACTCTCTCGAATGTGATTGCTGCGGTTACACCGAACCCCCACCGGAAGAGGAAGCCCCTCCCGAGATGACACCTACCCCCGAGCAATCCCTTGCCCTCTCGGAGATGCTCTCCTTCCTCGACGACTTCACCGTCTCCCCAGCTACTCCCTTCTTCTGCCTCTCAGGCTATGCCGGCACCGGCAAGTCCTACTCCATCACCCTCTTGGCAAAGAGTAAACTCGATGATGACAGCCCCAGGTTCAAACCCTCCGAAATCTGCTTCACCGCTCCGACCAACAAAGCCGTTAAAGTTCTGCGGAACTACCTCGATGATGCCGGCTTGTCTTCTTCCCCATCGAAGACGATTTATTCCCTGCTCGGGTTGTCCCTTCAAGCAAGCGGAGAGGTCAAAACCCTGACCAAGCCTGAGGAACCTGTCGATCTTTCTGGGTTTAAGGTCATCGTCGTGGACGAGGCTTCAATGGTCAATCGCTTCCTCATGGATGCTATCCGCGAGGCGTCTGCCGATTGGAACGTCCCGTTCATCTTCATGGGTGACCCAGCGCAGCTACCGCCTGTCGGGGAAATAACCTCCCCTGTCTGGAAGGTCGCCCGCGGGGCTCAGCTCGTGACTGTCATGCGTTATGGCAACTCCATGCTCGACCTGGCCACGGCCATCCGCAACGTCGTGGATCATCCAGCCCCGTCGGTCAAAATCGAAACCAAGGCCCCGGTTTATCGCTGGGGGAAAGCCGACTGGCTCAATCAGATCGAAGCCAATCTCGAGCTCTTCAAGTCCGGCGACGCCAAGGCCATTGCTTGGCGGAACGTGACTGTCGATGGGCATAATGCCTATATCCGCAAGCTCATTTTCGGCCCGATCGCCAAGACCTCGGCCTGGCTTCCCGACGATCAAATCGTTGCCAGAGCTCCGCTTAAGGACCTCGAAGGCTTTACCTTCATGCAGAACGCTGAAGAAGCCCGTGTCCTCGAAGTCGTCATTGGCAACCACCCTCGGCACAGTGAGTTCGAAATCTTCAACCTCCTGGTCGAACATGAAACCGGCCGGAAGTTCACGATCCGAACCCTCACCCAAACCGGGAGCTTCCATCTCAGCAACCGGCTCAACGAGCTGTCCATGGAAGCCAAGAACGGAAAGAAGTGGAAATGGCGGGAGTTCTGGGAGCTGAAGGAAGCGTTCCATGAGGTTCGGCATTCCTATGCTTGGACCAGCCACATGTCCCAGGGATCATCGGTGAAAAAGGTTTTCGTCGATCTCGAAGACATCATGCTGAACCGTAACCGGGGTGAGGCGTTCCGCTCTCTCTATGTCGCGTGCACCCGGCAACGCGAGGAATTGCACGTTGCCTAGGGCAGCGAGCGTTGCCAATTGACCCGGCCATCTCCCCGGGGATAATATCCGCATTATCCCCGGGAATTTCGGACCCCATAACCAAGGACCAGACCATTGACCGTTTCCCTCGAAACCCAAACCCGTATCGCTGAGCTCCGGCTCAAAGCCCAATCCCCTGAAGGCCTCACTCTCGATGAGGTCAAGGAAGGCATTCGGTTCCTACGTGCCGACCGGCTGAACATGGCTCCGAGCAAGGCGACTTCTCGGACCAAGGCACCAACACCGAATGCAGATGATCTGCTCGGGGAGCTTGGGCTGTGAGCGGTCACATGTTCGCCCACGGGCTGACCAACGTCAAGCTCAACCTCGACCCCCCCCCAGCCAAGATCCCGAACATCGTCTTCTCCGATGACAGCTTCTCCACTCATATCACCGTCTGGCTCACCCCTTCCCTAATCACCCAGCTCAAAGCTCTAGTCAAGGACCTGCCCGAATGACCAAGCTCCACTTCCCCATCGCCATCGACTCGACAACCCTTGGAACCTTCCGCTCCTGTCCGCAGAAGATGTTCCGCCAATACATGCAGCACTGGAAGCCTGCTGCCGAGTCGGTCCACCTAATCGCAGGAGGTGCATTTGCAGACGGAGTTGAAAAGGCTAGAGTTGCTTTTTACCAAGATGGCGCCACTGCCGAAGACGCGGTTGGCCTCGGACTGGCAGCGCTTATCCGAAAGTATGGCGACTTTGAATGCCCGCCCGACAGTGCAAAATCACTGGAGCGCACTGCAGGCGCTCTCGAATTTTACTTCGAACAGTATCCATTGGGAGCTGATGGCGCAACCCCGTGCCAGTTCGCCGACGGTGTGCACGGAATTGAGTTCAGCTTCGCTCAGCCTCTGCCAATCAATCACCCGGTCACTGGTGACCCACTACTCTACACCGGGCGAAGTGACATGATCGCCGAAGCCTACGGCGGCATCTACATCTACGATGAAAAGACCACAACCTCTCTCGGGCCGTCCTGGGCCCGGCAGTGGGAAATGCGGAGTCAGTTCACCGGCTATTGCTGGGCTGCCCGCGAGTTCGGCCTCAACCCTCAGGGTGTCTGCGTCCGCGGCGTTTCGATCCTCAAGACCAAATACGACACGCAGCAGGTGCTGACCTATCGTTCTCCTTACGAAATCGATCGATGGCTGGACCAGACCTGCCGCGACATTGAACGCATGATCGAAGCCTGGAAGGCCGGGCATTGGGACTACAACCTCGATCATGCTTGCAGCGAATACGGCGGCTGTGCACTTCAGACCGTCTGCAAGTCCTCCGATCCTGATGCTTGGCTCAAGACTTATTTCACCCAGCGGGTTTGGGATCCTCTTGCCCGGGAGGAAGTGACGTTGGAGCAATATCAAGCCAAGCTGGAGGCCTATATCAATGGAGCTTCGTCGTGATTGGTGGTTGCCAGGAGGACTCCGTTACACCAACCATGTTCAGGCAGAACGGTCTTGTGGAACCTCAATCTGCTGGCTTTGCACAGCTTGTGGGGAGAAGTATGCCCAGATGCATGCTTGGAAGGGCTCGCAACTATCTCCCTTCTCCTTCATCCACGGAACCTGCGGGACATGTCATGGCAATCGGTTCACCCTGCCCGGTAGCCTCGAATGCATGTCCCTGATCGGTTGGCCGGAAGTCCCCCTCCCGATCCTGCTCTACCAGCTCGACATCGAACTCAACTTCGCTGAAAAGGAAATCTCCCAATGTCATCCAGCCTCCTATCCACAACAGCCCTGACCCCACCCTTCTCCCTCCCTGGGGTGAATGTGTTGCTCATGGGCCCTTCCGGCACCGGCAAGACCCACTCCATCGGCACCCTTGTCGACACCGGCATTGATGTCTTCTACCTCGCCCTTGAGTCCGGCATGGAGTCCCTTCTCGGCTACTGGACCGACCGTGGGCTCGAAGTCCCAAAGAACCTCCATTGGCACAAGCTCACTGCCCCGGCTGCTGACTTCACGCAGATGATCGCGAATGCCAAGAACATCAACACCCTCAATCTCGACTCCTTGGCCAAGATGACTGATCCAAACAAGTCCAAGCACAACCAGTTCATCTCCCTGCTCGAAGCCCTTAACAATTTCCCCGATGACCGGACCGGGGAGAAGTTCGGTCCGGTCAATCTCTGGGATCAGTCCAAAGCCCTCGTCATCGACGGAGCGACGGGTATTTCCAACTGCGCCATGTCCCTCGTCATCGGCGGGAAGGCAGTCAAAAACCAATCCGATTGGGGCATCGCCCAGGACCAGGTGATCAAGATTGTCCAGATGCTCTGCGACAACTGCGCCTGCCACTTCATCCTCCTCGCCCACGTCGAGCGAGAGACTGACGCCGTCCTCGGTGGGGTGAAGCTCATGGTCTCAACCCTTGGCAAGGCCATTGCCCCGAAGTTCCCGGCTCTCTTCTCCGATGTCATTCTCACCGAACGGAATGGAACAGACTTCAATTGGAACACAGCGTCCGCTATGGCAGATGTTAAATGTCGCAATTTGCCAATTGCCGCGAAACATTTACCCTCGTTTGCTCCAATCATGGAAAAGTGGATTAGTAGGAACAAAACTGATGGTAACTCCAACTTATAAGTCCTGGGCGGAAATGAAAGCTCGCTGTAACAATTCAAATCGAAAAGATTGGCAGAATTACGGCGGGCGGGGAATTACCTATGACCCTCGCTGGGAAGACTATTCAGCCTTCCGAGCTGATATGGGATCAAGGCCCGAAGGCCTCAGCTTAGACCGTATAAACAATTCCGGTCATTACACAAAGACTAATTGTCGTTGGGCCACTAAGACGGAACAGAACAATAAGCGACGTGAACGTGCTCGAGGAGTTCAGAGAAAAGATAATACATCAGGAGTTCCAGGAGTTTTCCAAGATAAACGCCGAGGAACTTGGTATGCGAGAGTCTACGAGCACGGAGTTGTTGTTAATCTTTACTCTGGCCCCTCTTACGAAGAAGCTGTTGCGCGAAGAGAGTATTACGAAAGTGAACAGAATAGTAAGATCATTTCCGATCAAATCGGATAACCAACCGGATTTCAAACTGATCATTGACAAGTGGATCAGTCGGAATGCGGCATCATAAGGAGAAGTGAAATGGACAATCAATATAATCTACAGGGCGACATGGCTATGGAAATGACATCTAACCGGGGTCGTGTGAGTCATGCCTCTGAGACCGTCGGCCCAATCGAAGTGGCCAAGGAGCTCATTCAGGACTGTATGGCTACGGTTATTCGGTCCAGGCTACTGTTGTCCGTCAAGATCGATGCTCTTGTCGGCGCTCAGCCTGAAGGTCCTGATGCTCCGAAGTGCAGCCCACCAGCCGACAGCCTCCTCAG